CCCCCATGGCGCTTGACTTTGTCACATATGACTTTACAAATGTCCTGGATCTCATCAATTGTGAGGGATCTTGTATCCTTGTAGTCAATGTCTACGAAAAAGTTGTACTGAGGGCTCTTCTGTTCAACGACAAAGAGTTTCTCACCCGAACGGACAGCTTCAATATACTTTTCGTGGAACTCGTTCAATTTATCAAATGGCACGGAGAGGACACCACCGTCCATGAGCACATGTGATAGATTGGTTGCATTATTCAATTTTTGTTCTTTGCACCACTTTTTAAACATACCTTTGTATTGAGTCTATCCTCTAAACCACCCCATCACAGAAACATCTGGAAACTCCTTGGGTGATTCCGCCAACTCCTTCTTTATCGTGAGAAGTTCATAGACCGTCTTTTCTTCATTGTCCTTTATCCATTCCTCGACCTCCTCTGAACATAGGCCACGATGTGACTGGAGGAGTTCTCCAATCTGCATTAAAATGTAAGCTTTTGACTTCATTCTACTTTATAGAGAATGTTTTTCTATTGAGAGAAGTCACACACGAATAAAACTCTGGATTTTTGACAATGTTATCAACAATGCGTCTCCACTGTTTGCGTGTATTAAACTCCTCAAGGGTATCAAAACTCATATAATCATTCTCATCGTAGGTCTTTTTTATGGGTTGTTTATTAATCTTTTTAAGGTTTGTTTTCTGCTTCTCTTCATAAAACTTCTTGACGAGCGCCTGTTGTTGTGGACGAGTATAGTCCACGAAGAAGACATACACGTTATATTCCAAGTCGACCGTGGGGCTTTCCTTCACTGTGAACTTGAACTCCGTATACTCACCACTCTTGAGGGCAACCACCCCGCGGGTCTCTTCCTCCAATTCCCGAAGGGCACAACGGAGAGGGTTAAAGATCTCCCTCCGTCTACACCCCCCTGTCACAAATATCCAATCCTTGAACCTCCGATCCCTCACCGTGAGGAATCGGGGCTTGTCGTCAGCAAAGCTGACCGGTATCGCTATAGCTTTGTATTTTTTCATTGCGCATTCGCAAGTTATAATAAGTAGATATGTTTATTCCTCTTCCTTTTCTTCGTCCTTCTTTTCGGCAACTGGTTCTGGTTCTGGTTCTGGTTCTGGGGCACTGAGACGCTGGACCACGTGGGCTGAGAAGTTCTTGAGATTTTCAACATCTTGTTTGGCCTTATTCATCTCTCTGAAGAGAAAGATAACACCAGCGATTGCGACAATCGTGGCAATCATCATAAGGGTTTCACGGTCCATTTGAATCATTATAGGTTAATATCAGCCCTTTCTTTTAAGTAAGGACACCCATATTGGTTTTGCCTGATGGTGGGCATTCATATGGACTTTGGGCAAATTGCACGGCTTCGTAATGCGTAGGTTCACAGGACTTTTGGGTAGATGGTGTTGGTAGACCAACATACTTTTCAAGTGTCCTGGATTTGGGATCGTACGTCAATACAAAAACGATGGCGAGGAGAAAGAGTATCTTCAACATTGCGGGTTATTAATTAGTTAGAATATAAAAGGCCGCCCATACCATTCTCAATACGGAGAATGTTATAGTTCACAGCATAGATGTCGTCATCACAGTCGCGGGTATCATTGACGATACGGGCTGAGTCGAGACGAGAGAAGTTGAGAGAACCCGTGGGTTGGAGCTTACCAGTGTCCAAGCAGAATGGGTACACAAAGAGGGTCTTGACGGTCGCTGGCTTGGCGGCGTTGGTTGTGTTGAAATAGAGTGGGACGTGGGAGAAGTTTGGATCGGCAAACTTGTAATCGGCCACATCGGTACCGTTAATTTGGAGCTTGAGCTTGTTGTCGTCGTTGAGGATTTCAAGGGCTGACGCCTTACCCGCGGCAAGGTACTTCACTGGGTGGTTGAAGTTGAGCTCCTGGATCTTGGTGAGGGAGGCCGTCGCCTTTTGGACTTGGGTGATGATCATATTTTGTGGGTTGGAGGCGAAGAACTCACGCTCTTGGGTATCCAAGTACACATAGTTGGCGTAGACATCCCACTTGTCAGTGGCCGCCGCAGAGCCCCAAGTAATGCGAAGTTCCACATCGTGGTACTGGAGGGCAATGAGGGGGAGGGCAGTTTGGAGGTTTTCGCAGAAAGCAAAGCGAAGTGGGTAGAAACGAGAAGCAGTGGCACCACCGAAAAGGTCACCAGAAACCGACTTGGAGGAGTTTGTGGCTGAGAGCACTGGGGCAATGAGAGTAGAGTACGTGGAGTCCTGGTCATCAATGACTTGACCACCCACAAGGAGTTCAACCTTAGCAATCTTGGTACGCCATTGAGCAGCGCTGTATCCCTGGGTGGCAGAGCCGTCATTTGGGACGAGGTACACATAGCTGAGGAGATCCCCCTTGCGTTCAAAGCGAACAGTGGACATACCCCCATTGGACACATTCCCCTGGATCACTTGGCGTTCCACGGTCTGGGAGAAGTTTGTGTGTCGCTTGTAGGTAGAGCGGAAAAAGCTAATTTCGGGTGAGCCGACAAGGTGCGCATCCTGAGCACCGACAGCCACGAGTTGGGCAATACCACCAGACATTTTATAGTATAGTGAGAGTTTTTTTTAAGCTTGGCAAGGTCTGAGACTTAACAAAGGTTAGATACGGATCTTATCAAATTGGTGTTTGATAAGGTCTTTTTTATGTACGAGTGACTGCGTCGCTCGGGACAATCAACGAAGTTGTTTGGAACTTTAGACTAACTTTGCCGACACAAGCGCCGCCTTGTAAGAACCGCGATCCACAAGGGTGTACACAGGTTCCGTTTCGCCCGTCTCTTCCCAAACGATTTGACCGTTTTCATCGAGGACATCGACGAGCTCCTCGACGATGATTTCTTCATCGTGTTCTGGAATTGGGTTTTTGGATTTGGTGGTGGTGACAACGAACCAACGTTGTCTGGTACCCAATGTGTATGTTGCCTTTTCTTCGTCACTGAGTTTATCATATTACCAATCACATTCTAAATTAATTAGTTGGATTTTCCAAAACTTTAATTCGTTCATGGAGTTCCTGAATTGATTTAATAAGATATGATATAAGGTCTGTGTAGCTTACACTCGCCTCAGTCGTTCCCCATCCAGCGGCGTCGTAATCAGGGTCTTGTTGGATGTCATCTGTTTCCGAGACGGGTTTCTCTTCTGCCGGTGACGCATCGTCGGCTATATTAACGACATACTTCAATTCTGGAACATCATACCAAATGTCTTGTGCAATGAGACCCGCTTCCTTGCGTGTGTCTTTAGATAAGGTTCGTCTTATCCAAGGGTGTGTTTCTTTTGTAGCCAATGTATTCCTCTTGTATTCAGAACGATCTACCCAAGTCTCCATGGTTTTATCATATATTAAACCATCTGCATTCACGTTAGAGTATTCTTCGTCCGTTATTTCATCATATGTAAATGTATGTTTGTCGTATGTCTGAGGCTTTAATTTAAGTAGTGTTTCTGTGGCATTTGTAATTAAGGACTCGCCGGTCTTGATACGGTCATCTGAGAATGTAGCTTCAGCGTTACGATAAAGGGTTTGAAAGTAACCAGCATTGAAGCGATAGTTTGAAAATCCAAACCACATTTGGTTGTCAATTGCACTTATTGTACCTGAACTATATTTGGCTGGATATATAAGGGGAACGCTATAAACCTCGGCAAATTGAAAACCGGCATTGTTGTTACTCGGTCGGCCAATTTTTTGACATCTGACGATGCCCCCTGTCCCAAAGTTCCCATTGGCCCCTATGACATTACCTGCAGCAGTGATGTCGCCCGCACCATAAATATTTTGAGCATTAAAGTTTGTATACCCAGTGCCTGGGTTATCAACGGCCATTATTGTGCCATACGCATCCATTATGATTTGTGATGCTACACGTCCAGACCAATGGAATCCTATACGTGGTGCACGTGCCCACTCCGTTCCGCCAGTGGAACCCTCCAGGTTATATTCACGCATTTCTAGTGCTGCTGTATCATAACCCGAACCATATGAGGAGGAATAGGAGTTTAATCTATTTACAAATGCATCGGCTGATAGAGTACCTGCACTCCCTGCGTAGCTCGCATTGGTGGCTGAACCCGCACTGTTTGCGTAGGTCGCGTTGGTCGCGGAACCCGCACTGTTTGCGTAGGTCGCGTTGGTGGCTGATGCGGCTGAACCGTTAACACTTATACCCCACGTCCCCGATGCATTACCACCAGTTCTAGTGGGGACGTTGAGGTACGTTCGTATGGCAGACGTGGAGTTACAGAAACGTATGTAATTATCGTTGCTATTATTGACTCTATATGCCATCGCACCACTTATCGTAGTTGAATTCCCGTAGTTTGGTCTTACTAAACGACAATTTATATCAGCACTCGTATCTCTCTGGGCAATTGTGCTGGCAGTAGCAGCGGTAGCGGCTGTGATTGTCGCAGAATTTGCCTGACCTGTTATGGTTCCAGCAGTCGTTGCGTAGCCCGCGTTGGTGGCGGAACCCGCAGTGGTTGCGTAGGCCGCGTTACCCGTTACATTACCCGAGACATTACCAGAGAGGTTAGCCGCGATCTGGTTCGTTGAAGAGTTATATGTGAGGTTGGAGTCTGTGTAGAGGGCTTTATCTCCGGCTGTGGCTGTATCTACAAATGCGATGTAGTCTGTATTATTAGTAGCATTTCTGGCTGTGAATGCAACCGCATTCGCCGCGTTCGCGTGTGTCGCGCTGGTCGCGAAGGTCGCGTTGGTGGCGGAACCCGCACTGGTCGCGTAGGCTGCGTTACCCGAAACATTACCAGTGACGTTACCAGTCACGTTACCAGTGATTGCCCCAGTGAATCTCGCTGTACCCGTGACGTCTAGGGTGTACGCTGGTGCGTTCGTCCCCACCCCCAACCTTGAATTGACCCGATCCCAATGAAGCCCACTGGCTGAGGTGAGGGGCTTCCCACCCATCACGAAGTCACCATCGTTGGGCACCGTCGCAGTCGTCGCCGTGAGGGCGCCTGTATTGACCGTACCATTGACGTCCAACTTGTACGCCGGTGCGTTCGACCCAATCCCGACGTTGCCGTCCGCTGTAACTCGTATTTTCTCGGCATTATAAGTAACTATACGTAAGTCATCATTAGTTGCTGTACCAAACCATGGTGCGTTTGCATCCGTTCCCATAACCAGCTGTCTACCATCAGGATCACGTACTCTTACCTTCTGACCACTACCGTAAATATCAAGTAATCCTCCTGACGGGTTGTTCGTCCCAATACCAACTTCACCCGCTGAATCAATCCGAAGTCGTTCAACGTTATTTGTCCCAATGACATACGTATCATTAGTGGGAAATCCAAAATATGTATTGGTATCACTCGCGTGTTTAATGTATGCAGGCATGGTAGCATTTGAAGAGCTTATGTTGGCGGCTGAACCCGAAACATTACCCGTTACATTACCACTCAAATTACCACTAAATGAGGTTGCAGTCACGCTACCTGGAAAGTTTGAATTCCCAGAACCATCTAATAATGTAAGTGTACGTGTTACAGTACCTGTAAGTGGAGAGCCACTATATTGTCTCGCGTAAATAGGTTCTGTCCCGCTATCATCCCCTGTAGCTATTTCCATAAACCCAGCATTTGATGCCGTTGCACCACCACCAACAAACCAATAGTCACTCCCCCCAACCCGTCCCTCAATACCTCTGGTTGTTGTGCCCGAATCTGTAAAACTTACATTACCACTAAATGTTCCACCGGTCGCGCTCACTGTTCCACCGGATTGATTTGTGGCCGTTCCCGCGGAACCCGCGCTGTCTGCGTAGCCCGCATTGGTGGCGGAACCCGCACTGGTCGCGTAGGTCGCGTTGCTCGCAAATGCAGCATTACCAGATACATTACCGGTGACGTTACCGGTGACGTTACCAGAGAGGTTAGCCGCAATCTGGTTCGTTGAGGAATTATATGTGAGGTTGGAGTCCGTATACAGGGCTTTATCTCCGGCTGTGGCTGTATTTACAAATGCGATGTAGTCTGTATCATTAGTAGCATTTCTAGCTGTGAATGCAACCGCATTCGCCGCGTTCGCATGGGTCGCGCTGGTCGCGAAGGTCGCGCTGGTCGCGAAGGTCGCAGAGTCCGCAAAAACCGCTCCATATGTGCCTCGGGTAGTACTATCATATGATTGCCCAGGTGCGAGTATTGTCTGTCCAGGTAACCATTTCAGTTGCTGATCATCACCATTTCGGACACAGATAAGTATCCAGTTAGAATCGGGATTCCAGGTAGAATTTGTATAGCTGACCAATCTAAATCTCGTTTGGTCAGTACCACTGGCCTGTCCAGGTGTTACTACGTAGTATAATGCTTGCCAAGCACCCATGGGCACACCAGCTGCTGTACATGTAGCGGTTGTAGATCCACTGGAACCACTGAAATATGTGATAGTACCAC